GAAGCAACCTGCGATTGCATGATGCCAGATATCAGTTGCTCGTCTTCTTGCACCGGATTGTCGTAGGCCAAGAACAGACCGTCAGCCAGTCCACCGAAGAGCGGCAGCAACGACTGGTTCAAGAACTCAGCGTCAGCCACCAGATACGGGTGAATCGTGTCACGCATGTAGGACGCGAAGCCGACTTGTGCCGATGCAAGGTTCGGATCGTTGGCCTTCAGCAAGGTGACAGGCACGCCGGACACGGCAGCAATCACTTCGACCTTGCGATTCTCGCCTTCGCTGAACGAAAGGTCGCGCGGGCTGAACTGCAGCGGGCGTGCGTCTGATCCACCCTCGAAGATGTAAGGCCGACCGCTGTTGCGGTTGCCTCGAAGGTTCTGATCGAGATACGCAATCATTCGGTTCCACTGAGTCTCGTTCAGCGTCTCTTTGAGGAAGATGCCCCAGTCGGGACGGGCTTGGTTCTCAAACAGGTGCTTCTCGTAGCCGTCCATTGACTGCAACAGTCCAGCCGCGTCAGACGCAGCAGCGACCCAACCACGGCCATACAGTGGATCGCTTGGGTCAGGCACGCGATTGTGCAGCACTTCGTCAGGTTCAAAGAATGCGTTGTTCGGTTGCTGCCCGTACTCGTAGCCCTCGATCATTCGCTCGTCGCGGGTTGGCTTGATCTTGACGTACTGTGACGGCATGACCCAGATCTCAACCGGGTATCCCATCGGCCCCATGATCGGGTGAAGATATTCGTTGCCAGTCACCTGCAAGAACGTCTTGCGAAGGATGTTGAAGTTGTACCCGTCGTAGAACGGTGACACCTTGTTCAGCAAGTCAAGAATCGGGTGATCGTAAATCTCAACGACTTCGCCACCTGTGTTCGATCCAAGCATGGCGGACTTCGCCGGACGCATGGAACCGTCGCCCTTGAGATACCGCTGCACGCTCTTGCTGACCGACTTGGTTGGGAACTGTTTAGCACCGCGCGCGTCAAGCGAAGCGTACAGTCGCAGCGGCTGAGCGGCGATACTGCGGGCGTTCATCATGACCGCCGCATACACATACCCGGTCATCAGACGCAGAGCAGCAGCCTGCTCTTGCGTCGACTTGGTCATGCCGTACGTGGCTTCGGGCTTGATTGTTGAACGGACGTAATCAAGGCGGTCTTGCTTTGCCTTGAACCCAAAAGCGGACTTCAAACCATCAAGCATCACAGCGATCTCCACATGCGGTCATCGTTGGCAAACCTATCTCCAGTTGCGGCCCTATCCGCCACACGCACTCGCGGCTCGACACGACTGCCATCGAAATGGACCACGGCATATCGCAACGCATCCATCGCGTGATCCGTCTCTTTCTTCGGTGCATCTTTGTAGCCACTTGAGCCACCAAGCCACTCGTACGACTCGAACTCACGGATGGTGTTCTCGCACTTCGGATCAACCGTCAAGCGTGGCTGACCGTCGCCAGCACGGGCAAGACGCTGCTGCACCTTCTGGATACCCGGAAAGACCGTGTTGTCAGCCGATGCGACATCGAGGTTTGACTGGTGCATTGCAGCCTTCAACTTGGCAGCGGACGGGTCAAGCACGAACGACTCGATCTTGTAGCGGCTGGCGATATCCTTGGCAGTTGCGATCACGTCCACTTCAAGCATCTGCGACTTGTAGAACTCCTCGATGATGTGCAATCGACCGTCGCCATCCTCGCCCACAACCAGAAGTGCCGCCGGGTTGGTGTACCCTTCGTCTTGGCCCACGATGATTCGCCGCCATTCTTCGGTGCGTTCACGAACATGCACAGACCGATCAAAGCGGTCATACACCAAGCCTTCGCCACCACGCCACTTGCCTTCAACGTATCGCTCAAACGCTACCCCTTCGAGGCTCTGCAAGTCATCCAGATACGCTTGCGGCAGAAAGAAGTTATCAGGGCTTCGGGTCTGGATCGCCCTGCAATTGTCAGCGGCTTGGTGTCCTCCGGCAAGACCGAAGCGTACAGCCAAGAAGTGCGACGGCGCACCGGGGTTGCAGGCTCCATACAACTGCATGACAAGATCATCGAGTTCGAGACGGATGCGACCACGCAGCATCGTCCAATCGCCTTCGACCAACTCAACGGCTTCATCAACCGCGCAGCCCGACAGGTTCAACGATCCCATTTTCTCGTAGTCGTCTAGGCCGAAGTAGTAAATCGTGCCGCCACCAAGCAAGCGAATCACACGCTCGCTCTTGTTGTGTTCGTATGTGCCACGCGGCAGGACCGGCGGTAGGTTGCCATCTTGTTCAAGCAGCGTGCGAAGCGTCGTAGCCTTCAGGCTGACAAGGTGCTTCCGCGCCAAGCCCTCACGCGCGCCCGGTCTGCCAACCAAGCGGGCCACCAACTTCATGCACAGCGCCCGCGTCTTGCCTGCACCGAACGCACCTGAATACAGCACCTCACGCTCTTGCGCTCGAATGAAGTCAAGTTGTGCAGGCAGCAGGTCAAACCTCATCTGGCTTCTCTGGTGGCGTGGCTTCGGCGAACTCGATGGTCAGAGGCCGCAGCCCTTCGCCGCTGTGTTCTGTTTTCTCACGCATGCCAAGGTATTGCTTGCTCAGCCAGATCAGCATCTGCCGGTCGCCTTCCAAAGCAGACTGGAACATGCTGCGACGCATCGACGCATGAGCCTTGAGCCGTTCCCGTTCAATCAGTTCGCGGTAGTCCTCACGGGCGTACAACGTTGAACGCGAGCAACCAAACCACGCAGCGATCTCCTCGTAGGTGCATTGCATGGCTGCTAGTTTCTTCATTTGCTCAAGGTCAAGATCCAACGGTGCTGGCATCAGTCACCGCCCTTCTGGAGCGCATCGCTCGGAGTCGCACCGGCCTTTCCAGCGTGGAACGCTGGCGTGTCACTCGTGTCACTTGATACGCGCTTAGGATACGGTTTGCTGAGTTGCACAATACGTTTCTTCATTTGCTTTGTCAAAGGCATGAGGTAGCGGTGCTTCAAAGACTTTGGCAAGTAGTGAAAGTTTGGATCTATTTTTTTCAATTGGCTTGTTTGGTTTGTGCCATATGAACTATGCAAAGTGCGTTTATGCACTTTCTTTCCGTTGATGATTGCACCTTGCTCCGACTGAGTTGATCCTGTGTAGATCCAACCGCCTGCTTGATAGATTCCACCGTGGTGGCCTTGGTCAGTGTCTGCAAATGAAACAATCAACTTGAGGTTAGGATTTTTCTTTTTCAGCAATCGAATACTGTACGCAATTGCTTGGCTTGTTTGAAACGTGTGTTTGGTCAATGCAACTCGGCAAAGTTCAACCATGTCATACGATCTTCTGAGCCCGTACTGTTCACCGTTTGTCACACTTCCACCGCCGTTGCCGTAGATAATCGAACCAACAAAAGAGCCGTCATACCAGACACCAAAGCAATTGATCTTGAAGCATGGCATCGTCTTTGAATAGTGCCAATTCTTGCAAGCATACTCTGACGCTTTGGCACTACACCATCCAACTTGTAGACCTACGCTTGCCAAGTGTGACCACACTTCGGGCAGATTGTTGGGCTTTTTTCGTCAAGTCGGTTCTGTTCACTGTCTTCGAGTTGGTCAAAGTCTGGCAAGCGCAGCATTGCAGCAATCTCGTCGCCTTCAAAGCCGGTCGCAAGTTTGAGGTCATCCGGCAGAGCGTCCATCAGATCACGAAGCGTGTCATCTTCCCACTCAGCCAACTCAGCCGTTTTGTTGTCTGCGATGCCGTACGCCACGGCCTCGGCTGTGTCAAGGCTGGTCTTGGCTGCTGCAATCTGCGTCCAGCCAAGTTCCTTCGCCGCGTACCAAGTGCCGTTGCCTGCGATGATCGTCGAGCCGTTGGCGTGCAGCACGATGGGCTTGGTCTGACCAAACCGAGCAAGGCTGGCTTTGATCGCTTCGATGTTCCGCTTGTCGTGCTTGCGGGCGTTGGACGGGTCTGGCGTCAGGCTGTCAATGCTGACGGCTAACGGCTTCAGCGATTCGTGTATGTCTGTCATGGCTTCCTCTTTCGTGTTCGTACCATAGCCAAAGCGAACAACAGCATCGGCCCGGCAAACGGAACAAACCTATCTGGTGGATCGGACAAAAAGCCAGCCGACAACAGTGGCGTGCTGACTTCGGGTTCAAACGGTGGCAAGATGCTGCCGGGTATAGCAGTCAAGACAGACGGTGCAACCGTGAATTCAAAGTCAGGCATGCTCGTGCTGAGCCTTGGCTTTGGGGCTTGCGGGTTGCTGGCAACGCCTCTCGGATAGATCAAGTCGTCACCAGACTCGGCGGCTTCGCTGACTTGCAACTTCTCGACTACCTCGGTGACTTGCGTGAAGCGATCGAAGGCTTCCTTGCCGATCAGGGTCGATAGAACAGCAACAGCGATTGCCATGCGTTGATTGACCTTGCTGGCTTGCTGCTGCTGCTGCTCGCACTTGCTCAAAGCCTGCCGCTCCTCCTTGGCTCGCTGTTCGCATTTGACGCAACCAACGATCTCGCGTATGTCGGTCATTAGGTCACCGCAACCGTCGAGCCAGATTTCAGAACGAACATCGCCGGGCCTAGCACTTTGGCGTTGTTGCTGAACGTCAAGTCCTGCTCGCTGAAGATCGTGAACAACTTGCCGCCAAACAGATCAGCGTTGTCGATCACAAACGAATCGCCGCTTGACGGGTTCCGCACGTCTAACTCACCACCGAACATCGTCAACTTGCCGTCGATCCTGCCGGTGGTCTTTGTCGTGAGTTTTGACCCTTCAAGAAGCCGCGCGTTGAACACGTTGCCCGCGCTTGACATCTCGACGTGACCCGTGACGTTCAGATCGTTGACGCCTGCGTTCGTCACGACCTTGCTGCCCTTGCCGCATCTGATCTCGTCGAAGCCGGACACTTGTGCGAGCAAGTTGTCATTCGTGATACCTGAAGGTGCGGTCACCTGCGTGTTGCCCGGTCCCAAAATCAAACGGTTGCACTGGCCGTCGTACATTTCAAAATTCGAGGCCGCACCGTGGTACATGAGCCGATCGAGTTTCTTCGTTTGCGAGCCACCAACCTTGACGCGACTGCTTGCGTTGATGATGTGAATGTCACGGAAAGAGCCGCGAATATTGATCTCCGCTTTTGTGTTGTCAATGACCAGTCGCTCGGCCATGATTTTCAGAGGCGACGATGCTGTGCCGATCTGACCAGTGTACGACTTGCCAACCCTAAACTC